TTGCTGGTGAATCAGTCAAACTCGGTGAGATTGACTAACTATCTCTACTAGAAATCCGGGAGCTTCGGCTCCCGGATTTTAGAGTTAATATGAGCCAATTACGTGAAAAGTTAGGTGCTCTAGACCTCGACTCTCCTGAATGCCATGCCAACGTTAAAGAATTTATTCCGTCTGGGATTCCTACTTTTGATATCATTACAGGTAGGGGCGGCATTCCTGTAGGGAGAACTATTAGTTTAGTAGGAGAGCCTGGCACCGGGAAAAGTTCTCTCGTCTATTCAATTTTAGCTTCCGTTCAAAGGCGCGAAGGTATTGCTGTGCTTGTGGATAGTGAATATTCATTAGAAGTAGAGCGCGCTAAAATTGTAGGTTTAAACACTGACGAGTTAATTAAATTCGAAGATGTACAACTCGAGCAAACCGTTCCTCTTATAGAGAACGTTATAAAGCTTGTGAGAGCAGAGAATCCGAACAAGCTATTATGTATCGCTCTAGATACATGCTCTGCTTTAGCAAGTGAATCTGATCTTTCAATGGAGCCTGGGAAGTCATCTCAGCCAGGTACTCATGCGAGATACTTCAGCAAGATGTTTAGAAGTATAACTGGATTGATTGCGAAGTCTCGCGTTGCTTTGATTCTCGTACATCAACCACGAACTAAAATTATGACAATGGGTTATGGAAGTCCATTGACGTGGTTAGCTAAGAATCCAACCACGTTCTCGTCGTCTATGATCTTTCAATTAGCTCGATTCCGTTATGTTAAGCAGGGGCAAGACGTAATCGGTATTGAAGTTAAAGCAAAAAATATTCGTAATAAGTTAGCCTCTCCTCTAAAGACTTGTAACTTTATTGTCCGATTTGATTCTGGTGTAGATGGAATTACTCCTATGCTGGACATTTTGGTAATGTCTGGAAAGGCGAAGAAGAAGGGCGGTTGGTATACGTTAGAAGGTGATGTAAAAGTTCAAGCGAATACTTTTCGTGATTACTATCGTGATAATTCGGAACAAGTTGATTTATGGGTCCGTGAAGCTATGGAAACGATTACGGATTCTGGAATGGAAGAAGGAGAACCAGAGGTCGATTAAGATGAATGTTGAAAAGAAAGTTGCTAAAGAGGGAGATCATTGGGTTGTGCGTTCTGAAACAAATAATAAAGTTTTGGGAAAACATAAAACCAAACAAGATGCTCTCCGGCAACTTAGAGCTATCGAGGCAAATAAACATAAACCGAAAGGTAAGTAATGCCTAAAAAGAAATGGGAACAAGACTTGGTCGTTCAATTTAAAGATGGTCAAGTTATTGAAGTAACCATGCACAAAGGCGATCGACTCATCTTGCAGACAGATCATGTTCTTTCCGAACGAATGAAACAGCGTATCTTTAATCATATAAAGAGTTGGTTACACAGTGAAGTACCTGTGCTCATTATAGAGTCGGGAATTAAACTAGCGGTAGTTAGAACTTTGAATTATGTCGAATCGTGATCTTGAGTTACATAGACAAGCATTTGAATTTTATACTCAAGGCTTATCACTTGAAGAAATCGCAGGCAAACTCAGCGTTAGTCCTAATACGTTAAAGTACTGGAAGTCTAATAATTGCAAGTGTACTTGTGGATACCATGCCTGGGTTGATTTTAAAAGGAAAATGCAAATTCATGTACCCCAAGTTGTATCTGATGCTGTTGTGACTGCTCTACAGCCGACTTATACGGCACATCAATTAATTGGTGTGCTCGAGACTATATGTTCTGAAGCACTAGACACTACTAAATTAAGACCACAAACATGGAAAGAATTATTGGAAACATTTAAGTTGATCCTTGAATTACGCCGAGCTTATGGTACTGAAGAAACCGTTGAAAGTTCCTTTGATATTTTTAGAGTTAAGGGAAAGTTGGATGTTCATAAGTTCGTCAATGACTTTATGCAAGTTGCAAAATCTCAAGGATCAACCGAAGCTACAGAAGTTGCAGCGATGATTGAATCTACACTATCTAAAGGGAGTCGCAGTGAAAGTTAATTGGTTACTTGGTATCGCGTTTACTGGTTCTGAGGGTAGTGGTAAAACTACCCTCATTAACGCACTTGCGGACGTTTTGCAAGTTGCAAAAACTACTAATGTCGTTCGCGAAGCAGTAAAAGAAATGGGCCTTGATAAACCCCCTGCTTTTGGAACGAATAAACAATTGACCATGGACTTTCAATCATGGCTATTAAAGAAGAGAATGGTTCGAGAAAAGTTTATTCTCGAACCATTTCTCGCGGATCGTTCTTCTATTGATATGTTCTCCTATACTTTGAGCCATTTAGCTCGTGAAGATGACATGCAACATTTTCTCAATGAGTATTACATCCAATGCATTGATTATGCAAGAACAATGTACGAGTTTCATTTCTTCGTACCTTCAGGACGAATTCCGTTAGTTGCAGATGGTTTACGTAATACTCAACCGAATAATGCGCGTCTTATGCATTTCATAATGCTTGGAATGTTACAAGAACACGCCATCCCGCATCATGTGATTCAATCGGTAACGTTACAGGATCGAATCGATGAAGTGTTACAAGTAATGGGAGAGCATGGCCTCATCAAGTAAGTTTAAATTAAGTAAATTAAATAAAGATGAAATCCAAGTACTTCGCACTGCAGCTGAAGAACGTTTTGATTTCTTCAACGCCGTATTTTTGGATACTATACTTCAACCATTTCATCAGAGATGGTTTGATTTCCAAATGGCAAATCCGAGGACCTTAGTTTTAGGTCCTCGTGGTTCATGGAAATGTGTAGGTGTAAATACCTTAATCCCTACACGAGATGGCTTACAATACTTAAAAGAAGTACTTCCGTATCAAGAAGTAACCCTTCCTTTTTCTACCTCAACTGATTTCGTTCTCGGTTCATGTCTTGGTGAAACCCAAGCTACCCAACTGTTTTCAAATGGCGTTGATAACATGTTGGAGATCGAAACTGAAGACGGCTATATTCTTCCGTGCACTCCTGAACATCAATGGCTTGTATGGGATGGATTCCGTTTAAGGTTTCGCGAAGCTCAGGCTTTAACGCCACACGATCGTTTCGTCTTTCGTTGTAATTGGAGGAGTTTCACTAAAAAGGATTCTAATCCTTTTAATGTCGCTCCCGAGCTCTGGTTCTCGGCATTAAGTTATTTTTACGCAACATATCCCGAATGGCATAATATTTGGAGAGCTTCGCGCACTCGACAGCGGATTGGTATTCCCTTATGGAGACATTTTAAACATAAAGAATGGAAGACACTTCCTCCAGAGTTTGAAAAATATCTACGCGAAAATGGTTTTGATAAAAGCAATCCATTATTACCAAAACCTTTACGAGCTTGTACTTTTTCTGCTGCACGTACAATTGCTAGAACATTTTGGTGGTATAATAGATATATTAAATTTACGGAAGCTCAAGCTATTGAAGTGCAAAAATGGTTCTTAAACTTAGGGTTTCCTTTAACTCGAGTGGGGCCTACATTACTTCAAAAAAGTGCTACACTTCGAAAGTATTTTTGGAAGATGTTGAATGGTGAGACAGATACATGTGACTATACTGAAAATCAAATCGCTGAACTTGCTGGCATGCTTGCGGTAGAAATTCAACGTGATCCATTTGTAATTCCAATTTTGAAGTTTCAATTAGCGAAGGAATGTCAGACTGATTTTAAAAAGTATCCTAAGAAAGCGTTGAGATTCGTCGAGGAGAATCTCAGTATTGTACCTGGAATAAAGAATTTCTCTTTCCTTTTCAAATTTCCGCACTTTCTGCAAGGGATTAAAAATGTTGTTAAGACAGAAGGTCTCACGGTTGATTTATCGACTCGTGAAGGAAATTATCTAGCTAATGGAGCAGTATGCCATAATTCAACTATTTTAGGTCAACATTATGCTATTTGGCATGCACTTCGTAATCCTAACATTAGAATCGGATTGATCTCCAAGTCTTCACTTTTGTCATCCAGTTTTGTTAGTAAAATCAAAAGCATGTTAGAGACTAATGCAAAAATGCAAATGGTCTGGCCTGACTTAATTCAACCATTAAAAGCTCAAAAGTGGAATAATGCGGAAGTATCATTAATTCGTACAATGCCTCTTGCTGAAGCAACTTTTACAGCTCTTGGCGTTGGATCAACTTTGGCTGGTAAACACTTTGATATTTTACTTTTTGATGATATTGTAGACGTGGAATCAAGAGATTCTGCTGCATTGCGTCGAAAGATTTGGGATTGGTTTAGATTTGTTGCCATGCCTACATTAAGTGTATCCCATGAGACTGCCGCTCATGTTATTGGTACCGCATATCATAGAGAAGACTTGTATCATAAGATCTTGTTGATGGAGATGGAACAGGGAGGTTGGAAGTCAATGGTTCAAGCGGCCATCCAAGATGATGGAACTTCGTTCTGGGAAGAAAACTTTCCGTTGGATAAGTTACAGCAAATTGAAGCCATGTATGGCCCTGACGTCTTTAGATTACAATATCAAAATGATATTAACTTTTCTAGTGGGAGTGGGATTATCGAAACTGATGATTTTGAGTTAAGTTATTATGAGCCTCAAGAGGCACTTCCCGAGAATTTAGATATAGTCATGGGAGTAGACCTAGCAGCTCCCGGTACAGATAAGAATAGTCAACATAGTATGTTTGCGATTGCTGTTATTGGTCAAGAGCGCGGCACAAGTAGAACATTTCTATTAGACTTTATACAAAGACGAAATCTTCGTCTTTCGGATCAACGTGATCTAGTCACGAGCATGTACTTACGATATCCGGGGATGCATTCAGTACAGATTGAAGCGTACGCTGTGCAAACATATTTCCATGAATACTTAGCCGAAGGCGAAGTCGTCATCCCAGTTGTTAAAGTCCATACATCGGGTTCAAAAGAGTCTCGCCATGAGTTCTTAGTGCACTTAATTAAGTCACAAAAACTACTGATTCGACGTGAATATCATAACGAGTTTATTAATGAGATGGTGAGTTTTCCAAATACAACTGCCGACTTAATGGATGCCGTATACATTGCGGTAAAGGGATTAGTTCGGGAACCAAGTATTCGCTTCGTAAGTTTATGGTAATTTCTGGACAAAATAACTTTTAGCAGGTCGGCTGGTAAGGAGCGCTTCTATGAAAAATCCGAATGATAAAGATAAAGAATATCCAGCAGCGGTAGATGGGAAAGTCCCCTCAGAATATTTAGGCCAGAAAACCCCTGCAGGAAAGTTTGGACCATCTGTTACGACAGGCGGTTCTCCTGGCACACCTAAGCAACCAGGAGAAGTCAATATTGCTGGCACCCCAGGTACTCCAAGTAAACCGGGAGCAGAAATCAATATTGGCGGTAAATAAAGGTAATAACTTTGGGAGGAATACCAAATGAAAGAAATCCTTAAAGCGGGAAAACCCGGTGGAACAGTTGCCTTTCCTGGTGATAAAGGAACTGCTGGCAAACCTGGCGGAACTGTAACTACACCGGGTAGTAAAGGAACTGCTGGTAAGCCTGGTGGAACTACAACTTGGGAACCCCATCAAGGTGGTAGCGGATCTAAGTAAATGGTTAAAGGAGTTAGGAGCCTGCCGTTACTAACTCCTTTAAACTGGACCCGTTTTTTATAGTTCCGTCAAATTAAAAGCTGAACATTGTTTCAGTATTTCGAATTGTTGTGGGGTTTATGTGTCCTTACTAGCCGATGTTTGCAAGGCATTACAACCAGTCAATAAGAAGATAGTGTTAGCACCTGGTACTTCGCTAACGCCTTCTGATGTGACATCTCGTTCTTTATATTATGAGTATGCCACACCACCAATTGACTTTAATATGTTACTTAATGTGTACACTCAAAATCCCTGGGTATACGCCGCTGTTTATCTAATCTCTAGTACTGCTGCCTCCGTTCCTTTTTCATTATATACTCGTAAAGCTCGTCATCCGCTACATGATGATCATTGGCTTTGGGATGTTATTAAGCAAGCCAATCCTTGGATGACCTTTACAGACTTATTGGAATATACGTTTTTAAGTTTAGAGTTAATCGGTAATGCATTCTGGGAAATCGTTCGAAATCCGAATGGTTACATTAGAGAAATTTATTTCCTTGATCCGGCTAAGATGAAAATCATTCCGGATGCGGAAAGATATATCAAGGGTTATCAGTATGATTTGGGTGGTGAACATAAGATTTTATTTAACTCTGATGAGATTATACATTTTAAGTATGCTAATCCCGCCAACGAATATTGGGGATTAGGATGTTTACAACCTATCTGGCAACAGTTAATGTTGGATTATGCTGCTAATGAATATAACGCAAGATTCTTCGCCAATGATGCTACTCCAGGTGGTGTTATTACTACTCCTCGAATTTTAACAGATACAGTATATAATCGTTTAGTAGGTAAGTGGGAAGATAGGCATAGAGGCTCTAAGAGAGCCTTTAGTGTTGCTATTCTCGAAGACGGCATGGAATTTAAACCAATTGCCGTAACTCCTCAAGAAGCCTCATTCCCTGAAATGAGGAAGTCGGTACGAGATGCCCTTTTTGTTGGAATGGGAGTTCCTCCCGTATTAGCTGGTGTTCCTGATGTAGCGAATTATTCAACTGCGCGGGTAGCACAAGCTATTTTCTATGATAGTACCATTGCACCAAAGTTAAAAAAAGTTGGTACAGTCATAGATCAGAGACTCATAAGACCTTCAGATCCTACAGTACTTGGCGCGTTTGATACTTCTACTGCTCCTATTAATGTTATTAAACTTTCGGCTAACTCGAGAATCGTTGCACGATTGGTTCAAGCTAAGTTGATGACATTAAATGAAGCTAGATCACTTTTAGGCTTACCCCCAGTTGTTGGTGGCGACGTGCTGCCGGGAATGAAATTTGAACTGGAAGATGTTACTGGAGTTCCTGAAGCTCCGGCTAATACTCCTGCACGCACTCCTGTCGGTTCTGCGACTGGTGGTGGAAATGAAAGTGATACTGATGGTGGAAGACCTGAAGATTATTCAAAACCAAGTCCAAACACGGGCGGTGATTGGAAGCCCGGAAATGCAGGTGACGTAGGGCCTGGTGCGGCTACAGGTGAAAGTGAAGACTCTGACTAAGGAACCATTTAAACAAGGGGCGAGAATTGAAACTTAACGCAATTACTCCAACATCAATTAGAAAAGTGGGCGATCGTGAATTACTGTCGCTTCACTTTCGTTTGCATGAGCTTGCCGCTCCTTTTATTAGAAAGAATGATTTGGAGAACCCAAAACTTCATAATATTATTCTCCGCCATAAAATTATCACGTACGAAATGATTCGACGTGGGGTTCGTTATAGAATAAATGATACCCTTGATAAACTTGCTTATCCCAATGTTGAAGATTTTGCAAGCAAGTTTTCACAATTGATTCCAGGTAAACTTTCGGATCTTCCCAAGAGTGAACTAATCAGGCTTCACAACCAATTACATTCAGTTTGGGAAGTAGTTCATTTAAGAGATGTAACTATTCAACAGCAAGAGCAGTTGTGGAATTGGCATCGACTTGTCGAGCGTGAGTTACAAAATCGAGGGACAGAAGTTCCTCAAAACTGGGATTCATTGGATAGGCCTTTAGGTAGAGCAATGAATCAAGCAGGCTCATCCCGAATTCATCCTTCTGGTGAAGAGCAAGGTCCTTGGGTATTTATTGAAGACGTTATTAAATTTATTCCAACTCAAACCGTTGTATTCGAAAACGTCGCCTTAATTGACTCAAATAAAAAACTTATTTGGCTTTCGGATGTAGGTGGAAGACAGTTAATCAAAGTGATGTACTTTAGAATTCTTAGACAGTTTCCTCGCGAAGAGTGGAGCATGTTTAAGACGGCCAGTCTTGAAGAGATGCAATCAATAGATGTTGCATATGATTTAGTTTTGAAAAAATTAGATCCTTTAATGACTATCCAATTAAGTTTACAGTTTGAAAATTTATGTCTTGTTAAACCTTATTTATATTTCGTAGGTGGCATGGCAACGCAAGGAGCGTCGAAGAATGATATTGATATTCTACTTCGTTCAGGATTAGAAACCCAACTAGAACAAAAGATTTACAATTCATTTATAAACAAGTTTCCCGAACAATTTAAAAGTAGATTCACTCAAGTAGAAGATACGGGGCTTTCGCCTTTTACGAGTTATATTGGTGTTGCCTCATTAGATCTAGATAGATCCTTTAACGTACAATCAGCTGATAAAGTATTTGATGAGATGGATGAGGAGTTAACTGATGAGTAAAGATCGTAAACAAAATTTGATGGAGGCAGCACATGAGTCCAAGTCAAATAAACTACTTGGGCCTGGGCACTTTTTTCTTCCATGTAAAACGACTCTTTCCATTACCGCTTATAGATCAGCTGAAGTTTTTAGTTTAGAATCGTTGATTGAATACTTACACGCCTGGCAAACGAAAGCCAAGAGCGATATCATTGTCTCTATTCAGGGTAAGTATGACGGATGTTCTTGTTACTTACAACGTGATGAACATGGTAACTATTATGTGTTTACCGAGGATGGTTCTGAAGTTACTGAACGGTTTCCACATATTCTCGCCCAAGTCGAAAAAATCTTTCCTAAAGTAGATTTTATTTTAATTGGTGAAGTTGAAAAGTGGCTGAAAGAAGAAGGTAAGTATATCCATCAAGGCCGAGAGATTGTGTCAGGGGAGTTACATTCACGCACTGATAAACCTCAAGATGAGTTTTACGTATGGAATTTTCATGATTGTGTTTGGTTTAATGGTGAAGATATTCACATGAAAAGTTATTCAGAAAGATATACTTTGATGGAAAAGAAAATTCCATTTAAGTATTCTCTGCTCGAGCGGCTTCAGCCCGGGTCACTTAACTTAATCCCTAATTTTATTTGTAAGACTGATGAAGATGTTAAAAAAGCAATTGGGAAGTTAATGCCCCTTGAAAGTTTAGAAGGTGCGATGATTAAACGTTGGGATGGTTTTCCGTATGAGTTAGATGGGCGTTCTAATCAAGTTGTAAAATACAAGAAGTATGCCGAAGCACACGTTCTTGTCACTGATAAACGTCAGATACAAGGATCAGAACAAACATACCAGTATAAGGTTGCTATTGAGATTTTACCTTCTGAAATGGATGAAGCAGACGAAAAGTTTGTTACTGATTTTAAAGATATGAAGATTATGGTAGTTGCAGATACTTTTAATACAAATGTGGAAGCTTCTATCGGAGATGTTATTACAGTTAAGTTTCATAACCTGTTTGCACACCAAAACGAATCAGGTAATTATAGATTGGCACTTTACGAACCTCGCGTTTATGAAAATAGGACAATTGCAAATCCTAAAGAGATGCCTGATACCTTAACGACCTTAATGAAGATTGGAGTTGATTCCCGCTTGATTGCATTTAAAGGTTTACGTAATGGTGATCCATTGCCATTTGAATTGGTAAAACAATTAAATGTATTTGAGCAATTTCCTGATGAAGGCCGTACATATAAGTTTATTATCCACCATCATTGGAGAGGAAAGTCAACCCATGGTGATTTAAGGATCAGTCATATTGGCGGCGAATATCTACTCGGGTATACTTTAAATATTATGACTCCTGGTGAAGTTAAAGATCCAGTCTTAAAAATTGAAGATGCTATTAAGTGGGCTAACAATCCTGAGCTTTGGAAGTTTGATGTAAAGACTGGAAAATTTCAATCAAGGCAAACTCGGGGCGGTCTAAAGAAAGCTACCTCGATTGTTGTAGAATTGAAAGAGCCAGAGCCAGCTGAATGGTTATCCTTTGAGGGAGTCGTATCTCCTGGTAATGTAGGTTCTACAAAACAGTATCCTGGCGTTTTTTATATTGCGTGTAAGGGTGATGCCGAGTATGGTTTTAGAAACGGATACTTTCATGAATATTGGTTTCATGTAGAAGGGTGGGAAGGTGGAGGACAACGACTCGTCTTTAGACAACTATCGTCCGAGTTCAGTTCTAGCCTGCCCATTAGTAAATTCTTGCAAATCGCTTTCGATGCAGATGAACCAATTCTCGTTTTCATCGTTGAAAAGAATTCAATTTCATGTAAGTTCGGTGAAATACTTTTGCCAGAATCTGCAGTGATTGATTTTGATGAAATGATTTCGTTCTCAAAAAATGTACTGCCTCCTTCAGAATCGCCAGAAATTAGAACTCCAACTATGTGGATGTTAATTAAACCCAATGATGATATCCCATACGTTTTATCGACTCGTGCCGTGAAAAAAGGTAGAATTACTCCATACGGTGCCTCTGCACTACCAAAGAAAATTAAAGATCAGATTCCATCTGAGTTCGCGTACTGGTCAGTTAAGGATGAAGCAACTCGAATTAAAGTTCGTGATAGTTTAGTTGATGCAATTAAGCATCGTAAAATTAAAATGGATTATTCATCTATATATAAGAAGCTTGATTTATTCAAGGCATTGGATTGGAAATCAATTCATTGTGGAACGATTACGAAAGAAGAAATCATGCGCTATGTTTCACAACCAGAATGGCAAGACGTTCGTATTGAACTTAAAGGTAAAACCTTGGAAGAAAAGTTTAATACATTGAAAGATTGGTTAAAGAAGCATAAAAACTCTAGAGCCGCTCAAGTCCAAGTTACGAATTATATTAATGCATTAGCTCGTGGTGGCATGGTAAGCTTGAAAGCTAATGTTAATCGTAAATTCGTTTTGAACAAAAGAACTTGGAGAGGTCCAATTCATGTACGAATTGGATATAGTGCTGAACTTTATGATCTTTGGATTGATAATGGTAAAGACGTTTTCCTTTGGACTTTCAATAGCAACCCAGTTTTATTCGATTCTACGACCGGGACCTTTGAACAGATCAAGAATAAAAAGTTAATGAATGCTCTCGGGCGTTTAGAGCCTGGAACTGAATTAAACCCGAATAAGAAGATTCCGGTTACCGTTGAAAGGGTAGCAGAAGGTGAACTACTTATGCTAGTGGATGATCCAACTGTTAAAAAGTTTCAAGTAAAAGAGAAGGAATGGAAGGGATTATATTTGTTAGTACAGGATGATGACACCAATATTTGGACTTTACACACTACTGAAAATATTGGTGATAAGAAATAAAAAAGGGATGTATGTGGAAAACGTTCCCTTTTTTGTTTTTTGGGAACAAAATAAATCTCGAACTAGATGGGTCTAACATTTTTTAGTTTGAGCCCAGGAGAAGACAATGGAAGGAAACCTAGCGATAAAGATTGAAGATGGTCAGATTGCTTTTCAAGATGCTCTATTTGAGGTTAAGAAAGCTGCTGATACATTTGATGAAGAAGGCCAGCAAAAACGTATCGTTACCGGTTATGCGGCGGTTGCAGACGTCGTTGATTCACAATATGAGTTGATCGCTCGCGAGGCTCTTGAAGAGGCTTCTAAAGACCTTCTCAAATATACAACCGTATTGTATAATCATGATCCTGACCGTCCGATCGGTAAGGTACTAGAAGCGAGACCAGAGGGAACTGGACTGTTTGTTAAAGTCCAAATCTCCAACTCAGAGACTGAAGTTTGGGATAAGATCTGTGAAGGTATTATTTCCAAATTTAGTTTCCGAGGCGTCATCACCGAATATGACGAGCAGTTTGATAAGAGCTTATCGCGAAATATCACCGTCATAAAAGGTTTTAAAATCTTCGAAATCTCGCTAGTGTCCGTTCCTGCCAATCCTGAAGCAAAGACTTTAAATTACTACCTATCAAAAGCACTTGAAGATCAAGTTGAACTACATCGTGAGAATCCGGGAAAAGTAGAGTCTCCAACTGATATTCCACAACCCGGGAGCTCTGAAATTCCAAAAACAGGAGGGTCTGAAGACATGCCTAAGATGGACCCTGAAGAAAAACAAAGGCTCGAAGCAATCACCGGTATGTGTGATAAGCTGCTTGCTGCCCTCCAGGATATGCCGAACGTGGACGCGCGTGTAGTTGCTCTCGTGAAAAGAATCAAAGATATGGTTACAGCGTTTGCAAAGGACGAAGCCGCTGATGATGCTCAGGGAAAACCTGGGTATCCTCAACCAGCTCCTGCCGAAGCCGACATGGACCTTGAGAATTTTGATCCTGTGACCGATAAGCTAAAATCGCGTTTAACTTCCGTAGAAGGGCAGTATGCTGCACTCGAAAAGAAGTTGGAGGAACTCCCTGCCGCTCTTGAAGAGAAACTCACTGAGATCGTTAAAAATCTCGCTGAGCAGCAAATTACCGATAAAATCGGTGAGATCGAAAAGAAACTCGAGGGTCAGTCTGAAGTCGTGTCCGGCCTTGCGGAACTCTTCGATCTACTGCGTCCAACGCTTGGGCTTCCTGAGAGATCAATTGAAACTCCAGTAGAGGACCCAAATAATAAAGGGGGTGAATCCTAATGTCTAACGAACATCTCGAAAAGGCAAAACAACTAGTTGCCGGACTTGTCCAAGATTTGGGTAAGAAAGGCGAAGAGGCCAAAGTTGACGAGATTGTTAGCAAAGCCCTGGATGAACTCAAGAAAGCCGATCCGGGAACCCGGAAAGGTCGTTTTGATACAAAGGATGCTACTGACATTCTAAAAGCGTCTACCGATAAGGGTGAAGCAATCCAGAAAATGCTTGCAACTCCAACAACTGATCCTGTAGTAAAATCTTTTCAACAAGCGAACGATGATGTATATCTGTTGTCTCAAATGTTGAATAAAGATCCTCGGGATCTAAAATGTTTCAAATCGCTCACTGAGCATCCACTCATGAAGACAGCCACTGACTCTTATGGTGGAACCGGTGCGGCTATGCCAACCGCTTCTACCCATTACGGAGCTGACTTCATTCCGCTAGGGTTTTCATCTGAGTTGATTGACTATGTACGTCTGCAACTCAAAGTAGCGGCACTGCATAGACGCATCAATATGCCAACACCTCAGTATAAAATGCCAGTTCATGGTGGAACTGACATTACTGCGTATCTCGTTGGTGAAACTCTGACGACTGCTTCACCTGAAGGTCGTCCAACAGCATCACGTCCAACATCTACAGCAATCACTTTGGATGCTAAGAAAATCGGTTCACTGGTGTATTTCTCTGAAGAAATTACAGAAGATAGCATCGTTCCGGTTGTGCCATTCTTGAAAGACAGTATGGCTCGTTCAATGGCATTCGCGCAAGAGAATGCTGTAATCAACGGCCAGCTTACTGGGGCCATTGATACTGGCGATGCTCCTGCATCATCTGACGTTCGTAAAGCCTGGGATGGTTACCGCTATAAAGTTCAAGCTGCCGCGAAGGTTGATTGTAGTGGCTGGACCGTTGGTGGGACATATGCACAAGGTGCTGCCTATCTCCGTTCAATGAGAGC